CCATTTCCCCGTCCCCTCCCACACACACACACACACACACACACACACATCCCTTTGCACACCCGGCATTATCCGCCCCACGCCACCCCAAGGTAAAAGTTTTTTCATTAATCATGGCGGGATTATTTTGGTTTCGTGTGCGCCTATTATCCCGCCCATCTATTCTTTGGCCTTCGGCCCGTGAATATCCGGGGCGTGGGGTGCGGGGGTGTGGATAATGGATAATGGGATTGGGGGATGACAGATTATGGGAGGGGGCCTTGTGGGGTATTTGTCCCGTTTATTCGTCCGCCATTATTTTCTCCCCCGTCTTTGCTATTTTCTATTTTGTTTGCCTTATCCCTTGCCTCCGTCTATCGTCATTCCCAAAAGGCGGTTTCCTGTGGGCGTGTCGAAAGCGAGGAAAGGGGGGCAATATACGGGCGGGCGTCCTTTCCCCGTGTATTGCCCCGTGTGCCGCAAATGCGGGGGCGGGAAGCCCAGCCATTTCTATAATAGCCGCGGGCTGTGCAATATCTGTCATCGCGAGGAGAGGAGGGAGGGCCGGAAGTATAAATGGCCCAACACCCCCACCATGCTATCCGATGGCGAGCTCCGGCGCTTGGCCGCCAATCCCCTCCGGTGGCTTCGGCATCATGTGGGGCAGACGCACCTGAAGGATATCCCCCCGCATCTCTATGAGCTTGAGGCGTGGCGGATAATCCATGTGACGGTCTGCCGCTGGTATGGGGAGAAGGTTTATCTGGATCCCATCCGCCCGTCCTCCTTTGAGGATGTGGTTTGGGCCGCCCATTCCCCCCATGAGGAGCGCGAGCCCGCCGCGCTGGTGCCGCCGCCCAAGAAGGCGGCGCCCAAGAAGCGCAAGCGCGCCCGCACGGACCCGGTCCGTGATTTGCTGCTCATCAATGTCATCCGCCCCCTGATGCGCGAGCTCCGGGAGGTGTTCCCGCAGCTGCCGCAGCCCCGGCTCACAATCGTTAACGATGGGTGGGCTTTGGTGTGGGCTCATAATAATGATACGCTCGTCGTCAACGGCCCGATGGGCGGCGCCGCGCTCACCATCGAGCTGTGCGAAGGCGCCCTCGAAGATTCGACCTTGTTTGATTATCAGCCTGATATTTTCAAACTGGTCTGGGATGTTTTTCAAACAGTTCAGACGCACACGCTGGACTAGCTGGGAGGGATCTGGTTTCATCGCCGCCATGAAAGCAGATCCCGCAGGTACAATTCGTCAGCGCGCCGATGGCTCCGTCTGGGAGAAACCCACCTCCAAATCCAAGGAGTGGACCCAGGTGAAGGACGGCGTCAATTCAACCGGAACCCGCGTCCCTGGCCAGGGCGGTATCCCCGATCTCGGTGACCCGAGCGAGGCGGACTACTGGACCAAGGCTCAGGATCATTATGACCTCGATGGTCATAAGCCCTCGAAGGAGACGCATCCCCAGCACGTCGATATCGACGCTGAGGGTGACATCGACAAGAAGCCTGTGCTGATGTGGAAGGACGACAAGGGCAACGACCGTCGCTCCTACACCAAGCGCTTTCATTGGAATCGCTACTCGCAGGTCCATGAGAAGACCCGCGACGCGGCGGACGCCATGGCCAAGGCCCATGACTACCTCGCGTCTTGCTGTGGCGACCACCCCGAACGTGAAGCCGCTATGGCGGCTTCGGTGCATCTGAAGACCGGCCGTCCCATCAACGAGGTCCTCTCGCTCCACCCCGAGGCGACCCACGTTGCTCGCAAGCTCAAGAAGTCCGGCTCTCCCGATCTTATGAAGGGCCAGACTACCGACAAGCTGCGCGAGATTCTGACCGCCACCATGGCGCTGCGCGACCGTACCCAGTCCTTCCATTGGAATGTGACCGGGCCGACGTTCCCGCAGCTGCACGTTCTCTTCGGCGACCAGTATGACGACCTCGCTGACGCTACCGATATTCTCGCGGAGCGCCTGCGCGGTTTTCAAATTGTCGTCGATGAGGTCGCCATCGAGCCTCGCGAGATGCCTGCCGATGCCCAGGGCATGCTCGTCGAGTTGATCGCCGCCCATGAGCAGCTCTCCGAGCTTTGCGAGCAGGGCGTTGAGGCGGCCGAGAACGAAGGTGATGCTGGCACGGTCGATATTCTCGGCAAGCGCGCCGCTGACCATGACAAGGCAGCCTGGTTCTTGCGCTCGACGGCCGGTCTTCAGAAGGGCGGGTCCACCGAGGATGCCCAGCATCCTGATAAGGCCCACTTCATGTTCGCTCATCCTCGCGGCCACGCCTACATGGCGTCTGTCCACGATCCCGTTGTGGCCGAGCATGTGGCGTCCAAGCGTCAGTCCGGTGAGGGCCGCGTCTTCAATGCGAAGCCTTCGCAGGTCAAGAAGATGATCAAGAAGGCGGGCGTCGGTCACTACGACCCCGAGACGATCATGCACGCCGGCGCGGCGCTCATGTGCGCTGATTACCTCTCGAAGACGCCGAAGTTCGACCTTGCCAAGGAAGGAATGACCAAGGCGGCCATGTATGTCCGCAAGGCTTCCGACAAGGTGGCTCGCCATTACGGCCATGACACCTGCCCGCCCGGCATGTCGTACTGCCCGCCGGGTGTCGCGATGGGCTACCTTGAGGACCTCGGTGCTGCCAAGCTCTTCCCGAAGGCTTTCGAGTCTCTGAAGATGAGTGACTCTCCGAACGCTCCGCGTGACGAAGTCCGCAAAGAGATGCACAGCGAGGACGAAAAGCCTGAGCCGAAAATGGAGCAGAGCTACCGGCGCCGTGCCGAGAACGCTGTCATGAAGGCTTTTGGTACGCTCGAAGGTCGCGAAGCCGACATTGAGCGCATCGTCAACAACCTCGAACGTAAGTATCGCAAGATCAACAAAGGAAAACTCGAATGCTCTCAGATCGAGGACGCAACATCTTCACCTGTTCCTGTTCCTACAACTTCAGGCGATCTGCCGATGTCCAACTCGATGGCAGGGATGGCGGCACCGAAGTCGACCATGCTTGGCCCGAGCTTGCAGTTTTCGGCAAAGCAGATGGAGTTGGACCAGGAAATCGAGAAGGGCGCGCAGTACCTCGCCCGCCTGTCGCCGGCCCAAGAGGATGACAAGGCACGCTACGTCTTCGATAAGACGGCGTTCCTTTCCCTCGTCGAGAGCGACCACTTCGCCAATATCCTCACCCCAGGCGTGAAGTTCTTCTGCCCGATGCACACGGGCGAGGAGTTTGTTGACGGCTTCATCTCTATCGAGAAGCGCGTCGACGACCTTCTCGTCGTGTCACATGACGGCGCTGGTATGAAGGGCACCACCACACCCTCTGAGATTCAGAGGATGTTGCTTGAGTACCACATGCCCATGTTCGCGACTAAGGGCGACTGCGCTGAGTGCGAAGGATGTGAGGACTGTGAGGAGTGGGATGGCGACGCCGAGAATATGTCGGACGTTATCATCAAGAGCCGTGGCGACAGCATCCCCGATGAGTACAACAAGCCGCGTCGCATCCGTCAGGGTGAGCCGGGCTACGGTAAGAAGAAGTTCGTCGTCAACGCTCGTAACGGTCAGGGCAAGACGCGCGTGATTCGCTTCGGCGACGCCAAGATGGAAATCAAGCGCGACGACCCGAAGCGCCGCGCTAATTTCCGTAGCCGCCATGGTTGCGACACGCCGGCAGGTAAGGACATTCTTACCGCCAAATACTGGTCGTGTAAGCAGTGGCGCCATAAGGAAAAGGTCGTCAAGAGCAACACCGCGCTGCAGGACTGGGGTACGGTTCAGCCCGAGCATGAGCTCAAGCGCGCCGAGGCTCAGGCTGTCTATGTCAGCGCCATGCAGCGCTCGCTTGCTGGCGAGATGGACGACGCCACAATGCTGGCGATGAGCCGCGCTGTTCTTGCTCGCGACTACGACAAGGTGCTGGCCCTTGCCAAGGGCGGCGAGGATATGGAGAAGGCCGTGTGGTCGACCGCCAAGGTCAACGACCTGCCCGACTCCGCATTCTTCTACATCGAGCCCGGCGGCAAGAAGGACTCGGAGGGCAAGACGACTCCGCGCTCCCTTCGACACCTGCCTTACCGCGATGCTTCTGGTAAGATCGACCTCCCCCACCTGCGCAACGCGCTCGCACGTCTCTCGGGTACGCATATCCCTGAGTCTGCGAAGGCCAGCATCCGCAAGAAGGCACAGAGCCTCCTTGCGAACGCACAGGGCAAGAAGGTTGAGAAGTCTGAAGAGACCGTCAAGAAGGCCAACCTGTCCATCGCCGGCCTTGTCGAGACCAGCGCGCAGGCCACGGACCCTCTCGACCTCTGGCTCGCCAAGGGCATCATCTCAACGTCCGAGCTTGACAATTTCATCAAGGAATCCGAGGGCGACTTCACGGACTTCGCTGAAGACCTCGCACTCGCGCCGACGATTGTCCGTAGCCAGGCTCACTACCTGCGCATGGCTAAGGGGCCGCTCGCCCTCCGCGCTCACTACATGACCATCAAAGGGTCCAAGTCGTGACAGACAAAACCGCCGATAGCTCTGAGACAATCGCCAAGGGCGAACTTCCTAAAGAGCTTCTGAAGCCCGGCGGGGAAGTGCGCTTGGCGTCGCCGAAGGCGGCGAACCTCGACCCCATGAGCTCGATGTGGCTCACGGCCCAGTCGATGTTCCCGTCGGATATTCATCAGGGAACGGGCATCCTCTCGTACACCACGCTACGAGCGATGTCCCGCATCCCCTATATCGCGGCCATCCTCCTTACTCGTATGAATCAGGCTTCGGACTTCGCTGTTCCGCAGCCTGATCCCTACAGCCTCGGCCATGTCATCACACCCGATGACAAACACCGAGCCTTGACGAGAAAGGACAGGAAGACAATCGCGGAAATCGAGGAGGTTATGCTCAACGCTGGTGGGGAGTACTTCCCCGGCGGCTTTGAGACCTTCCTCCGCGCGATTGTCCACGACACGCTTGTTTATGATCAGGTCAACGTCGAGAAGGTGATGAACCCAACCACGGGCAAGCCCCGTGCGTTTGTTCCCGCCGACCCGACTACAATGCGCCGGAAAGCCCCGGACCGCAGCCAGATCAAAGACATGCGGTGGGATATCCGAGACACCGGCTATATCCAGGTGCTCAACAACCGCATCGTGAATGAGTTCACGCCCGACCAGATGTCATGGTGGATTCGCAACCGCGAGACCTTCATGTATCGGAACGGCTACGGCGCTCCTGAGCTTGAGAAGGCGGTCTCCATTGTGGCCGCCCTCGTCAATGCCATCACGCACAACACCGTGAACTACACGACGGGCATTCACTCCCAGAACCTCATCGAGGCCGGTATCATTGGCTCGGATGATCGGATGTCGACGCTGCAGCGGGTCATCGAGGTTTCGACCTCGGGTATCCGCCACTCCCGTCGCACTCCGCTCTTCCAGGTCAACCCGGCTCTCCAAGAGTACTTGAAGGTCCACCCTCTCGGTTCGACCAACAAGGAAATGGAGTTCTCGGAGTGGATTAACTTCCTCAAGAAGCAGCTTTGCTCTCTTTTCCAGATGGATCCGGCTGAGCTCGGCGACATCTTCGGAACGGAAAACCAGAAGACGCAGGTCGGCACAGCTTCACCCGTCGATCGCATCATCGCTTCTAAGGAACGTGGACTACGTCCGCTCATGCGGACTGTCCAGCGTTGGCTCAACGAGTTCATTATCGCTCCGCACTGGCCGGGCTATCGAATGTCCTTCCGTGGCTTCGATACCGTCAGCGAAGAAAAGAAGATCGAGCTCGACTTGAAGGCCGCATCGACCTTCATGTCACCAAACGAGCTTCGTATCGAGCGCGGTCTTGAACCGTGGGACGACCCAGTTTCCAAGCGTCCTCTCAACGCTCTTTACACCGCTTATATCCAGAATGAGTTGGCTAGAGAGCAGACAGATATTGAAGACGACGTGAAATCGGTAATTGGTCGTTGAACCAACTTGATTGCTAGGGCAGTGTTCACGAGGAGAGTTTCTTTTCGTGAACACTGCAGCACAACCACAGCTCGTCAGTTTCGGTGGCCTATCGTCCGGCTTCGACTCGTCGATTTTTCTCGATGAGGATCGTTTCCGGCTTTGGACGCCAGCTTCCGTAACCATCGAGGGAATATCGAAAGGTACCAAGACGAAGCCTCGTCTTGGCCGCATTTCCGGTATTGCCACTTCGGAGGCTCCTGACGAGGATCAGGATATTGTTGACCAGGAAGGTCTCGATTGGGACTACTTCATCGGTAAGGGCGGCCAGAAAGGGCACGGCCTTATTCTGCTGGAGCACCCTGTTGGTGTCATCAATACGATTGGATATCCTGTCAACATTGAGTTGACGGAAATCAAATCAGCAATCACAGGGCAGATGACCAAGGCAACCAAGGTTACTGCCGACCTTTATCTCGAAGATAAGATGGGTCGTTCCACCTACAAAAAGGCCCGCGTAATGAAGCGGGCTGGTGGTCAGCGTTCCATCGGCTTTTCGATTGAAGGTGGTGTTCAGCAGCGTGTTGGGAAGCGCATCGCAAAAGCTCGCGTAAAGTGGCTTGCTGTGACTGCTGCTCCGCGCAATCACGATTCGTGGTGGGAGCCAATGATGATGTCCGCCAATGGCGCGACCATCACGAAGGCGCAAGTCGGTTACCCTATGCAGGGTGTCGGCTATGTCGGTGAGATTGCACCGTTGGTTGCGCAATCTCTTCAAGGTGCTCAAGTAATCGATCGCGACAAGCTTGTGATGCAAATCGCTAAGACCTGGTCGCAGGAGCTTACTTGGTCTCAGGCTGAGAGTGTTTTTGATCACATTGTTCAGTCCCTGACAGCGAAGGGCATTCGCGTCGGACCTCAAAACAAGGCAGGAAAACCATGATTAAGGGAAAGGCGAGCGAGCTGTTCCAGAAGCTCCTTCCGACGCTCGGGGACGACGAAGCCCGAGCCATCTGCACTGAGAAGATCCAAAAGGGGCAGCTTGAGGACGACCTCGGCGCCGCTCCGATTATCGGCCAGGCTGAGATGAGCAAGCTCATCGAGGACCTTGCCAAGGCTTTTGTTGCCGACCAGACCCCCGCGCCTGCGCAGCGTATCGCCAAGGGTGGCGACCGTTTCGTTGGTAACGAGGAAGTCGACGGCCTTGCTGACCTTGAGGCGCAGGTTTCTGCCCTTTCGGCGCAGTCTGACCGCCACTACAGCCAGCTTGCGAAGGGCCTCACCGCCCTCGGCAACATCGAGAAGACGGTCCTCACGACCCTCGCCGAGATGGACCGCCGTAACGCCGAGCTGACCAACACCGTTGCCGAGCTCCGCAAGGGCCTTGAGGCGATGACCAAGGGCGGCCCCAAGTCGACCCAGGCTGTCGCCGTCGTCCCGCACCCCGCTGAGGCGGCCCGCACCGGCGCCGAGGGCGTCGTTGCTCAGGTTACCGGCAGCGCGGAAGTCGATCGCGAGATCGCTCTCTTCTCGAAGATCGAGTCGTTCTGCAACGAAACCATCGCCAAGGGTGGCGTCAGCGACGACCGCAAGGCCGAGCTCCGCTTCGCTCTCGGCGAGATGTTCTCGGGCGCTTACCCGAGCGACGTCAACACCCGTTACAACCTCGGCCTCTCGGCCTGATCGACGGCCTCTCGAATAGGAGACTAACACATGATTCCTCAGGATCTTCTCGCAGGGTTGCCGCCGGAAGGCTTTGACGCCAGCGTCGGCGAGCTTCGTAAGCTCAACCAGGCTCTCCGTGCTTCGGCGATGCTTGGCCTCCGTAAGGGTGGTGTGAACTACCCGCTCCAGGGCGTCGGCTACGACAGTGGCACGCTTCCGGGCGGTGAGTTCGCTCCCCTCGTCCCCCAGTCCATCCAGCCCATGCTGGACAACGCGACCTTCGACGATGAGCACATTGTCGCTTGGAAGCTCCTCGCCAAGACCTCGGCTTCGTCTCCGATGCACGAGTACAACGTTCGCCGCAGCTACGGCTCGGCCGCGCTGAACCCGTTCGTCCGCGAAGGTGGCGTGCCCGCCATCAGCGAGTCGTCGTTCGAGCGTAAGGTTATCCGCGTCAAGTACGCCGCGACCTTCCGTCAGATCACCGACGTCGCCTCGATGACCGGCATGATGCACCCGTCCCCCCAGGCGATTTCGATCGCCTCGATGGACGGCATGATGGAACTCGTCCAGAAGATGGAGTCCTACCTCTTCCACGGCGACTCCTCGGTCAACCCGCTTGAGTTCGACGGTATCTACAAGTCGATCCGCGCTGGCGCTCCGTCCAACTTCCGCGACGCGGAAGGCTCCGTGACCTCCCTTGAGGAGCTCCAGGAGATCATTGGTCGTATGACCAATCCTCCGTACTACGCGAAGCCCACGGAAATCTGGTGCGACCACCGCGTGTGGACGAACCTCCAGAACCAGATGCTCAGCAAGTACGGCCGTATGGAGATTTCGCAGCAGCGCGACATCTACGGCGGTGTCGGCAAGCTGTTCGTCTCGACCGCGCACGGCAATATCCCCATCCTCTCGATCCCCTTCCTCGCTCATCGCGAACACCCGATTTCGCGCCCCGAAGGCGACGCCGCTCCGGCGGTTATCGTCCCGACCGTTGCCTACCAGGCGGCTGTCACCGGCTCGAAGTTCAAGACTGCGGACGTGACGGGCAAGGACTTCCACTACATCGTGGAAGCGGTCGGCGACGAGGGTGTCGTCAACTTCGCGGCCACGGCGGCGGTCTCGCACTCGGCGGCTGGTGGTTCGACCCGCTTCACCATCAACGACGCGGGCGTGCCCTCCTTCGGCAGCAACTCGATCCGCTACTACAACGTCTTCCGCGCGGACGTCGCGACGGGCGCTGGCGCTCCGACCGACCCGAACGATTTCTGGTTCGTCGGCCGCTTCGCTCGCAACCTGGTTGCTTCGGGTACCCACACCCGCTTCGACGAGATCAACGAGCACCGCCCCCAGAAGTCGCCGGTTTACATCCTCACGAACCGCCGCGACTGCATGGAGTGGGTCAACTTCCTTGACCTCACCCGCCGCCCCATCACCGTGTCGCGTAGCGCCACGACCCAGTTCATGATCATGCTCTTCGGCGCGCTCAAGATGGGCGTTCCGCAGAAGCACTGGATCCTGGACAACGTCGGCTACACCTGATAGCGACATCAGGTGACTGATTGAAGGGGGAGGAGGCCCACGCCGCCTCCCCCTTCTTGCTTTCAAGGAGTCAAAAATGCGAGTTCGTGCTCTCCGTGAGTTGCCTTCCAACGGAAAAATCGCTTTCGGCCCTCTGCTTTTCACCTGTGATGAGCGCGGTGTACTCGATCCCCAGCCGACGGAGCTTCAAGTGTCTTCGATGAAGCTTGAAGGGTACCTGAAATGGGTTGAAATCGAGGGCGCTGAGCCTGCGAAAGTCGAGGCTGTCCCCTTCAATTTCGACCTCAAGGCTTCACACCCGTTCGCTGTGGCGAGTGCCGAGCCCAAGACGCCCAATCTCGTCAAGCCGGTCGAAGATGAGGACGATGTATTCCTCGATGTCGAGCCGCCGAAAGTTGTCCCTGCACCAAAAGCCAAGAACGAAGACTACTCCAAGCTGTCCCTGGCCGAGCTGAAAGACCTCTGCGACGCCTTTGACATCAAGTACTCGTCGAACACCACCAAAGCCAAGCTGGTTGAGCTGCTAAAGGGGGTCTGAGCCATGCCAATCACCGACATTATCACGCCTGAATACATGAAGAACGCCGTCCTTCCGACGGTGAGGTTCGTCAGCCGTGACGGTGTCCCGGTGGGCGATGACTTTTTCCTCCGAATGGTCGATAACGCGGTGGGTGAGGTCGAGGAAATGACCGGCCTCACCCTCCGCACCGACCACCGAAAGCTTCACGAAGAGCGTCATGACTCGCTTGAGTGGCATGATGAGACGTTCTACCTGAAGAAAACCCTGCGCAGGCCCCTGCAGCGGGTCGAGAAAATCTCGATCGTGTGGGCCAACTTCCCCGGATACGCGCTGGAGCCTGAGCGAACGCTGGTGCGCTCGAACAAATACGGCCAGGTGCAGATTGTGCCCGGCCCAACGCTCAGCTCGCACCCATTCTTCCTCACGTATTGGGGCGTCGGCTGGAATGACCGCCCCGAATACATGCCCGGTCTTATCAAGATCGACTTCTACGCCGGCTTCGATAAACTCCTCGCGGGCACCCACACCGTCTCCGCCAACTCGAACACCGTGACGGTCACCAACGACACGACCAGCGTCGCCTACGGTCTTGAGGTAGGTCAGTGGGTGAAGATCGGCGGGCAGGTGCGGCGCGTTTCCTCGGTGGTTGATGGCTCCACTTACAAGGTGAACGGCGTGTTCACCTCTGCCTATTCTGGGGATGCCATCCATCTCTCCTACCCAAGCACCGCTCTGTCCGCCGTTTCTGCCTTGGCGGCCATCCCGATGCTCAGTCTGGCCGGATCGTTAGTTTATGGTGCAGGTGTGACGGACAAGCACCTTCAGATTGACGGCATGAAGCAGTCTAAGGGCATCGACCCTCGCGGTCCTTACGCCAACTGGCAGAAAGAATTGCGCTCGTCGGCTGAAAACGCCATGAAAGCACTACACGCTGACTACACCCCTGTCAGAGGCTTCTCGGTATAAGGTCAAAAACATGCCAACGCTTCGACTCGTACTTCCGAAATACATCGAACCTGAGGCGATCGACTTTGACATCGAAGAGTTTCGCCGTGCTATCTTCCAGAAAGGACGTGAGCTTGTCTGGGATTGGGCTATGTCATGCCCTTGTCAGATGAGTGTAATCTCTACTGGTCGCACTACTCTGGTATCTCAAAATCGAATTGACTGTCCCGGTTGCAAAGGCAGCGGAATCGTTTATTCTAACCGTCAAACTACGATCGGTTTGCTTACCGACGCTCTGTTTGATCAGAAGTTTTTCAATCTGTACGGCAGATATTCTGAAGGGTCCGTGTTTATCACGCTGCTTCCTGAGCACCTGCCTGCTATGAATGACAGGTTCACTTTGACGAGGGGCGTTGTCGTTTACGAGGAGACGGGCTTCCGGCATTCCGCGACCGTAGAGCGACCTCGATTTCCTATCGTCAAGCGAATCATGTATTTGGGCTCAGAAGTAGACCAGACAGAGCCTGAGCGCACTGAAATTGGCGTTCTTTACTGCCGTTCTGCTGGCTTGAACGGTCAGCTATCCCCGACTGAGTATGTCGAAGGTACTCATTTTGAAGTCACGGATAATGGCGACCTTGACTGGTCTATTGCCGGAGGATCTGCGCCAGCGATTGGCTCTAGGCTGTCGATCCGCTATTACGGCCGCCCTTCTTTCATTGTTAAGGGCTTCCCTTACGCTCAACGCGACCTTTACCAGAACGACTCTGCTACAATGGAAGACCGCCAACTTGGTCTTCACCCAGTTAAAGTCGTCTGCATCCCTGAGTTCTTCGGTGCTCGTAATCCTCCTGTTGTGGATGATGTTGCGGAGGCAGAGGCAGAGCCTTCTGATGAACTTCCATGAAGATAAAGCAAGAGTTTTTTGAAGGAAAAGTTGAGGCTGAGACCAACAAGCAAGTCGGTAAGTTGGTCAATGACTTAGCTCAAAACCTTCTATCAAACTTGAGCAAAAAGCTTCTTCGGGAAGTTGTCGCTAAGATAAATGAAGAGTGGGTCAAACTCGCCAGAGAAAAGCTTTCCGGTGACAAGGCTAAATACCTTCAACGGTATTTGAACGGTATTCAGCCTGCCACTATAGAAGGTGACAATATCAGACTCAGGCTTCAAACTTTTGATGCCGTTAAGATTGAGCGTGGATGGGCGCCTCCCCAAAACAAAGGCTCTACGATATCTGATGGTATTGGTAAGTACGATGGTACCCCAAAAGACCTCAGGCCGTTGCTACTTTGGAGCGGTAAGCAGCCTAAGATTACAAAGTTCAAAGGAAAGTTTAAGCGAAAGAAAGGTAGAAGGCCAGGTAAAAAACCTACTCAATCTGATAATGCGCCAAAGGTTTTTTGGAAAGTCATTAAGTTTGACATAGCTGAAAGCCAGTCAGATGTTGAATCTGTTTTTACAGATTGGCTTGATGCTAAGGTTCAAGAAGCCGCTAAGGTAGAAAACTTAACTTACGATGAGAACAAGAAAAAGTATAAAGCGTCTTTTGATGATATGGACGCTTATGGCTTAAGTGAAGTTTTCAAGAACGAGTTGTCTAGGGCTGTATCTCTTGCCAAATCTAGGCGAAACAGGGGCAGAAAGGGTGGCGCTGGCGAAGCCTACATAGGTGGAGCTGAGCAGCTTAGCGGCCTTAAGTTCTCTACTAGTAAGTCAAGGGACTTTGACCCTATACCTCTTCCTGCTACCAAGACTGTCCTCTGGTCTGAAACAATGAAAAGTCCTGAGGAAATCGAGCACCGATCTCACATATTTGAGAGAATGCGAGTTAAAGCGCAAGCCAGGAAAGTCACATTCTCTACCTTCAGAACTATTACTGAAGGTAGCGGAGTGAGGCTAGGTAGTAGAAACCGTTGGCGCGCTGTTGGTATACCCCCAGCTTACATTATTGCAGGTGATCCTCAGAAGAACGACCTTGTTCACAGAGTAGCTGCCATTCTTACGGGTGTAGGTATGAAGAACGTTCTTCGTGCCAGCACTAACCTCGCGCCAAAGAGTATTACGCAAGCCCCCGTCGTCACTGTCAAGCAGTCGCCTACTGGAAGCGTCACGTCGTCTGTCAGTAAGTCTGTCACGCCCGCCAGTATGCCGGCCCCGTCGCCTAAGACGTCTACAGTCAGCAAGCAGACACCTACGACTGTAGCTGCTACTGCGGCGGCCACGGCAGCGTCGTCAGCCGCCACCGTCGCACCGCCCCCTACCACAGCACTGACACTTGAAGACCAGATCATGGAGAAAGCCAGATCCATGGCTGCTCGTGATCATCCGAATGTACCTGGTCACATGTGGGATAAATTTGGTAACGATTACATATCGTTTGCTAGATCCATTTTGACCAAAGAACGAGTTAAGTAACAGGAGCATCGCATGGCTCACGACATACTCAGTGACCTTCTGATAGAGACTTCGCTTGAGAATGCAAAGGAACGTTTCTTCGAGGGAACCTACGCTGATTTTGCAGCGGTGTTCGGCGCTACGATATCCCCTGCTGTTTCTCAGCTTGTTTGGAATCAGCTTCAATTTTGGGGTAGAGACGGGTTTCGAGTCGAGGCCGCGTTCTCTCCTGTAGTGTACAAAGACAGTCACGTCATTATCAGCGTCGTCTGTGAGAACTGCGAACCCAACGTTCCTCTCGGTTATGCGATCTCTCCGACCGTCACAGCTGTCTCTCCGACAGTTCGTGAGCTTGAAGCCAGCTCTGTGCAGGTCGAGACTATGGGCGTCTACATCATGGCGCCAAACCGTGATGTCCTTCGACTGCTAGACCTTTTCGTAAAAAGTGCTCTGATATTTGATCAGGACTGGTTTCTTGAGAAAGGTATAAACAGGCCTGTATGGGTAAGAACTAGCGACCTAGCACCTGTTGAAGTAGCTCGGGGTAATGAAACAGTCCTCAAGTATGTGCGGAAACAAACTTGGACCGTCGACAGCGTTTTCGCCCTGAGACCTTTCGGTGGTCAAATTGTGTCGCCAAAACAAATTCTCGTACATCGTTCAGGTACCTTCGTGAACGCTGTTCCCAACCCAGAGACTCGAACGTACGAAGAGCTGAACGGCACAACTGCTGGCGGGGTAACCCCCATGCCTGAAG